TGTGCGGGCGTCATTGTCGAGCCGGATGACAACCGCATCTATACGAGGGTATGTGATATTTGAAGCATCACAGGTGAGCGTTTTTGCTTCATCAAGCGTGTAAATATGCCCCTCAATAACAGCTTCGCCCGGGGCGAGCGACACCGTTAAGCCCGACAGCGGCGTCACGGCAAAGCCGTCGCCGTTGATGCCGGTTGTGGCGATAGCTGCTATTATGGCGTTTATATCATCAGCGTCATACAGCCGGTCGTTGTCTACCGCGTTAAAAAATCTGCCTTTTTCCATTGCCTTTGCATCACTCCTTGTATATTTGCTTTGCCGTCGGCACATACGCGCCGATTGTGTAATTTACCGTCTTGCCCGTAGGCTCGATGATTGCCTCAATCTCCGATATCAGCGCTCTGAGGTATAGGCCGTATTTCGCGTTTGATACCGTCACTATATCGCCGACGTCGCACAAATCGCCTTTGTGTGATATTGTCACGTCGTAAGCTTCGCACAGCAGCCGCTTCGCAAGCTCCGCTTCGCCTTCGGCGACAAGTGCTGCTTTATATGCATCTTCGCTCTCATAATCGCTAAGTTTGAGCGAGGACTTTTTATACATGCAGTACTCATCACCGCCGCCTGTTTTGTCGACTGTAACAGTCAATTCCCCGGCAACTATGCACTTGTTTTTATAGGTTGATACGTCGATTGTGTAATTATCGTCAAGGACATTATCAAACTGCCGGCTTATAATGACCGGTGCGTGAAGCGTCTGCGTGTCGCTTTTGTCGACCCTCGGAGCAACGGTAAAGGTTACTTTACCCGTCAGCGGGTTAAATCCCGCGCAGGCGCCAAGCCCTGATATGGCGCACAGCCGCAGAATGTTTTCAAGTACACTGCCGGCCTGCAGCTGGTACGTTCCAACGTCTCCGGCTGTCACGGATTTATACTCGATATCGAGTACGCTGTCCGCCCCGTGCGCTGCTGTCAGTATCGCGCCGGCAGCGTCACCGGTGTATGTGACGGCTGTTTCCACGCATGCCCTGTCAAATTCGCAGAGTATGTGCTGCCCCATGACGGTCATTATTTCTGCACCGGTTTCGTCGGTTGTTATATTGATAAACTTAATTACATATGTGCGCCTGTTGTCTATGTAGATTAAGTGATTGTATCGTAATAGCGACGCAAGCCGCTTCGTTGCCGGTGCTGTCAGGGATAGCGTTCCGACGGCGGCGAAGCACTCTTTATAACTAAGCGAGTTATATTCCTCGACAATCCCAACAAACTCATGCTTATCACTGAAAATCTTTAGCAGCATATCACTCACCGAAATAACGTTCCGTAAATACGACGCTTATTGTAACGCCTGCCTCTGTTCCGTCGGATGAGCATGTGACGACGTTGTCCCCGCGCCGCAGGCCGAAAAACACGGTATCATACGACACATACCGTATAATGCTTGTCTCCACGCCACCGGATAAAAGAATTACATCTTTTTCGCCGTAAAAGGTGTTTATTGTTATCCTGTCGCCCACTGCAAACGAGCGGTTGAGTGTAATACTCTCGCCGGTTGTTGTGTTTGTAACCGTAATCTGGCTTACAGGCTCCCGCACCATGAGGGTTATGATGCAGCCGGTATCAATATCGCCACCATTTCGGACAAGCAGCTCCGTCGCGTTCGATAAAAGGCCGAACGCAATGCCGTTTTCCGGAAACGCACAAGGAAATGACAGAAGGTTATTACTCGCCGCCGCGTCTGCTTTGCTTTGCTCCAGCGCTTCATATATCGAATTGAAGCAAGTTACGGAAAACATAAAGCGTGTTATGACATTGTTGCGAAGCCTGTAATCGGACGAAAAAACGATTGTTTTATCTGCCTTGCCCTTGATTTTTCTTTTGCCCCTTGTGATTTCAAGAGTATCGAGCGGGTTTATAATCCGCGTTATGTAGTGCCGTTTTTGTTCCATTTCGACGGCCGATGATGCAAATATACTGCCCTCGATGGTAATCGCCCGATCATCAAGGCTTGATGCTGCGACGTTGCTGCCTATCTGACCGACACCCTTATACGTCGTATGCGTGCCGGTAATGCCGCTGTCGTCGTATAGCTCTATCATCCAGCCCCGGCCGTCAAATATGATGCTCTCGCTCGTCGTAAGGTTTTTGATTGTCGTTATCATTTGCCCCTCCTTACATGCCAAACGCGAGCTCGCGCTGCGTGCGCTTATATATCTTCGCAGTTTCGGCAGCCGATAGCGCTTTCGGCGAATTTATAATCACCGTAGTGTTACCGACGGTTTTTTTGCCCCTGCCGTCCTCTCTGTCGCGTGTTTCTCTGCGCTCGGTCGTATGCCTGTCCGCAGCACTAACGCGAGCCGATATATCAAAATCCGTCGGTATGGACTTGCGCATATCCTCCGATATGCTGTCCATTTCATCAATGAAGCCCTCACCGAGGCCAAGTGCAAGGTTTTTACCGATTTCATCACGGAACAAAGTCGATGGGGATTTGATACCGAAAAGCCCTTTGATGCCGTCAACGATGCCGCCGAAAAAGCCGCTTATCTGCTCCCACAGCCACGCGCCGGCGTCCTTAATGCCTTGCCATAAGCCCTCGATAAGCCTTAAACCCACATCGGCCATATCGCCGACAAAGCTAAGAAGCCCCTCAACAAGAGCCGTTATAATTTCCGGTATTGCTGACACTACACCGCCTATTATTGCCGGCATGTTGGACACAAGTGCAACAAACAGCTGTACTCCGGCGCTTATGATAAGGGGTAGTAAATCAAGCAGGGCACTGATAATGCTGTCAATAATCTGCGGCAATGCTTCACATATAGCAGTAATTATCTCCGGCAGCGCTTCAATGAGTGCCATGAAAAGAGTTATGCCTGCCTGTATGATCTGCGGTAAGGCGCTCATTATCGCCTCTATTAACGCTTTAATAATCTTCGGTATAGCAGTACATAGGTCTTTAATGATCTTCGGCAGCGCTTCGATAAGCGATAAAAAGAGCTTGATACCTATATCAATTATCATTGGCAGCGCATCTGTAATTGTGGTTATAATGCCGTCTATTATCACTGGCACGGCTTCACAAACATCGACAATGATTTTAGGAAGCGCACCGACAAGCGAGGTAAAAAGTTTAAACCCGGCATCAACAATCACCGGCAAGGACTCAAGCAGCGCAGTTATGATACCGTTAATGATTTCGGGGATAACCTTAACTATCGCCTCTATAATTTCCGGCAGTGCCGCTACAAGGGATGTTATAAGCTTTATTCCGGCCTCAATTATTACGGGTATGCTTTTCAAAATGAAGTCTACGATGCTTATAATTAAAGCCGGTAACGCTGATATAAGCTCCGGCAGAGCTGCAAGCAGACCGTCCGCAAGAGCTAATATGATCTGCAGTGCCGCATTAAGCAGCATAGGCAGAGCGTCGACAATCCCGGTTATTATCGCCATAATCGCGCCGACGGCCGCCGGTATAAGCGTGGGCAGAGCTGCTGTAATGCCGTTTATGAGGGCCATTATTATGTCAATGCCGCACTGTAATATCGACGGCAAGGCCTCGATTAACGCATCGGTAATAGTCATCAGGATGCTGACGACTATATTAAGTATCTCCGGCAGCATGTCGCTGATCGTGGATATCAGCTGCGGCAGATAACGCCGTATAATAAGCGCAACGGTCGGCAACGCCTCATTTATCGCACCTATTACGGCGGTAAATATGTCCCCGACGACCTCAATTATCTGCGGAATTTCGCGTGCTACGTTGTTGACTGTCCTCGATATGGCGACGGTCAGCGTGTTTATCATGTCCTCGCTGATTTCATCACCATTAAGCGCCGCTTGCACAATGTGCGTGAAGCTTTGCACGACCTCCGTCGCACCTGTATAAAACGCTGTGACCGCGTCGGCCGCTATTACACCGATGCTGTTGGTCGCCGCGCTGGTACTGCTCTTAAACCGCTCCATGCTGTCAGATACTTCGAGAAGGGCGTTTAAAGTGTCCTCTGACAGCACCGCGCCGGCATTTTTAGCCTCTTCTTTTAGTTTATTGAGTTCCTCGGCACCGAGCTGTATTAGCGGGTTAAGCTCCTGCGCAGACTTACCAAGTATCTGCATTGCAAGAGCATCGCGCTCGGTTTCGTTCTCGATCTTACCGAGAGCTTCAATGACCTCCCAGTATACTGTTTCGCCGTCGCGCATGTTGCCGTTTGCGTCATATACAGCTACGCCCAGCTTGTTATATGCCTGCGTCATCGCGTTTGCTGCAGGCTCAACGGCTTTTGATGCCGCCTCAACCTCGCTGTTTGCTACTGCAAGATTATTCTGCGCTTTTTCGAGCGCTATTGCCGCCTGCTGCGCCTGCGCCGAGTTTTCGCCGTATTTTTTGATGGCTTCGTTATACTTCAGCTGCGCTGATTCAACGGTGAGCGCCGCATTTGCCGCTTTTGCTTGCGCTTTTTCAAGCTTCGCCATGTCAACGGCGGCCTCTGATGTTGCGCCCGTGACGGTGGACATCGACTTGATCTGCTTTGCCATCGACTTTGTCAGCGTATCAAGAGATACGTCGACAAGCTCGGCAGCATAGCTGTAAGCTTGCAGAGTTTCCACCGATACGCCCGTTTGCGCTGATAGCGTCATCATGTCGTCGGCATATTTTGCCGCGTCTTTTGATGCGCCAACCATTGCCGATGCCATAGCACCGGTCGCAGCGGCTACCGATGCGGCTACTGCGCCGACGGCTTTTCCGACACCCTCCATGATACTGCCGAAGGACTTTACATTTTCTCCCGATTCTTCAGCTTCATTGCCAAAGTCATTAAGCGCAGTCTCGGCTTTCTTGAGATTGCCTTCCGCCATTGCAACCTCACGCTGAAATGCCCGGTATGCCTCTTCGCCGATCTCGCCGTTTTTATATTGCTCTTCGACTTGTTTTTGAGCGTCGCGGAGCATGTCAACTTTTTTAGCGGCAGCCTCAACCGCTTTGCCAAGCAGCTCCTGCTTTTGCGCGAGCATTTCAGTATTTGTCGGATCGAGTTTGAGAGCCTTGTCGACAAGGCTCAGCTCCTTTGATAGCGACGAGCACTCTGAGTTTACATCTTGCAAGGCTTTATTAAGTCCCATAGTTTCACCGCCGATTTCGATGGTGATGCCTTTTATACTATTACTCGCCACTTATATCACTCCCTTCCGGCAAATTTCCGCAGCGCCCTACGGTCGGGCGCCGACTGCTCAAGTATCCAGCATTTTTCAAGATAATCTCGCCCGCTCTCCGTCTGCGAGCAGCGGTATATGACAGCGTCACGCAAAAGTAAGAGATAATCATAATAACAAAGCTCGCTGACCTCTATCATCGATATCCCGGCGTAGTCTGCCACCCATTTATCCGGCCGCGTCACGACTTCGTAATCGTAATAGTGCCCCCCATTGCTATCGCCCGATCCGTCATCGGGGCAATAGGGGATTTTCAGTTTGGGAGGTTGCGAAGCCCTTTCATGAATTCGCCATATTCTTTTATGATTTCTGCCGCAGTAAGCGGATCGATGCCGCTTACCTCTTCATCGGTGATATTGATTCCCGCTTCGTTGTTGGACAATATAATCCTTAAAAGACGGTACATCTCGCTTATCTTCTCTGCGTCGGACAGTGTATTTATCTTTTTTCCGATTTCCTGTATTGCTTCAAAATCCTTTTTTGAGGCGGGGAGCAGCATTAAAGGCTTTCCGTCTTTTTGTATGCCGACGTCGTATGTCGGTTTCTTGCGCGTAATGCAAAGCATTTATGTAATTCTCCCTTCGTGTTGTGTTGTTATAGCGACGCGGCGGGCGTCAGGCACTGCATGCCACCCGCCGCGTTATTCCTTCGGCTTTTGATTATGTTTCCGAGGTTTCGTTTACGATTTCCTCTTCGTAGATAATTAACGTGCCTTCGTCGTCGCAGGCCTCGGCCTTAAACTCCGCGTTTACGACTGTTTCCTTGTTTTTCACAAACGCAAGAGTAAGTCCCGCCTGATTTTTGCCGACCAGCGTCACGCGGATGTCGCCGTCTTTCTTGTCCTCATGCACAAAGCGCACAAGGTAGCTGTCCTGATTTTGATTGTCGATGCCGCCTATCTTAACCGTGCGGCGTGATTCCGTTTCGTTAACCCTTGCTGTCGCCACAAGCTTTTTCAAGGTATTACCGTTCCACGTCATCACCCCTGATTTAAGAACGGCCTCTTCGTCTGTGATTATCGTTTTGCTGTGCTTGCCGCTGTCGTCAACGGCTGTATATGTCGTCATCTTATACTCAAGGCTCGCGCCGCCCTGTATTGCACCTATAAGGTTTGCGTCCTGTTCGATGATATTGTCCTCCGGTATGTTGCCCGTGAAAAGCAACACATACAGCTTGCCGCTGCCGAGCACAATTCTTTCTTTGCCATTGCTCATCCGTCTTTTTTACCTCCGTATTTTTGTTGTGAGTGTAAACTCATATGTGATTACGTACGCCTCTTCGGATTCGACGTAATCTTCGTCTTTCGATATATCGCTCGTTATTTGGCCGACCTCTGATAGCTCCGCTTCGATCTTTTCCTCTACCGCAAAGTCCTTGTCCGATGTTATAAGCCGGATTGTAACGGTAGCTTCTTTGATGCATATAAGGTCATCGGCGCCGGATAATTGCTCTCGCCCGATCCAGTACACGGCGAAAGGCGGCGATGGGATTTCGTCTCCTTTGAAGATGCGATATCTATACGGAATACCGACATTCTCTAACATCGTCTCTACGGCTTCTTTTATCTCCATCTCATCACGCTCCCTTTATCGCTTTTTCGATTTCCTCGGGCAATCTTCTTTCCGCGAGCTCCGCGCCGTATTTGATGTGAGGAAAAGCTCTTGCACGCCCGCCGCCTCTTGTTACATGGCCTTTTTCGAGTAAGTGCGTTCTACGGTAATGCGGAGGCTTCACGTACCATATGTATCTTTTGTTGCGATTTTGAGTAGCAGCATCGGATTTCATTGCGAATGATTTTACGTATTGTCCCGTGCGCTGCCTAAAAGTCACATGGCCCTTTATTTCGTCCGACACCTCCGCCGCCACTTTGTCGACAGCCGCAAAAATCCTCCCCCGTACATCTTCCGTGTATTCCTTGAGGGATTCGGTAATGGCGCTGCTTATATCCTCTGGCTTCACTTTTATTGACATTACGATAGCCCCGCCTTTTCCTGTAAATGCAGCTCTGTTAGGCCATCCGGTCTATAATACCGGCGGTATATGGCATATGTCTTGCCCTCATATTTGATTGTCAGCTTGTCGGGGCGGTCGCTTTCGGTGTCTATAACAAGCGTCGCCGCAGCCCTTATATCGAGCATGCCGGCGTTTGCAAACTCGCTTGACGTAACCGGCAGCTCCGCACAGAATACACAGTCGTCGTCACCGTACGGCGGAAAGTACGCGACATTGTCAAGTGATATAAAGTCTTTTGCGCTGCTGATGTTTTTAAGCCCCATATGCCCGCCCCCGTGCTTTGCGATTGCGTATGCGCAAGTCAAGATGTAGCGGCATTGCTTTAGCTTCATCACGCGACCTGTATTTATACTCCGCGTAATCGACAAGCAGCATCACATCGTCGATGTTCGCTAAGTCAAGCACTACGCCGCGTCCCGATAAATCAGCGACGGAGGCGGTCAGCAGCGCCGTAAAATATTCGTCGCGTTTGTCGTGTGACACACCAAGCGCCACTTTAAATAGCCCTAAAGCCGTTTTTATATCATCGGTCATGCGTACCGCCCCCTTTCATGGTGTTTACGAGTTATGACGCCGCACGTGTGACGGTGATTGTGTAAGTCTTGTGTGATGTGCCGTACTTGACTGTTACGGTTATGACGTTCTCGCCCACGGCAAGCGGGCAGACGCCGCCCGTCGCCACCGTGCTGCCTACCTTGATGCTCTCGACCTTGCCGTTCTTGCGAGCCGTTGCTGTTATCGTGGTAGAGCTGATGTTGTTTGCGACGCTTGCCGTGTACGATGTTACCGCCTTGTCAAACGTCGGCGAGAGCGTTAAGCCCGTGCCTGTAAGAGCCATTAAGTAAGCGTCGCTCGGGTTCGCTTTGTCCTCCGCAAAATCAAGCTCGGTTGCACCGGAGGATGTCGACAGCGTAAACATCGCGAAGCCCTCGCCTATTACCGGCAGACCGTCATATCGGGCCACGCCCTTAAACACGGTGTTGTCCTGTATAAACTGGACGTGCTCGCTGCGTGAGATCGCGCCGCCCTCGCGCTCGACGAGCAGGTAAAGGTTTCCGTACCCACCGGCTATGACATTGTCCGGCATAAAGTCAAGAAGCACAACGTCCCCACCGACGATAGGCATTGTCATGCTTGCGGCAGATGCAATCGCGCCGGCCGCATTAATGGAAATTAACTTCGCCTGAAGCGTCATAAACGTTTTCTCGCTCATCGCCCAAAACTTGCCGCCGGATGCATACTTGCTCTTTGCTTTGCCGAGGCCTATGGCAAGCTCCGCAAAGAGAGCCTCCGCCGTAAGTGAATTGCTCGATAAATATCCGATGTTGGTCGTTGTAAGGTTTGAATACTCCGGTGCGTTCGCGCCAAAGTCACGCGGCGCTGTTGCCGATGCAAGGCGCGGTACGATACCGAGAGGCTGCTTTACGCCGCTTCCGTACATGATTGCCTTGTCAACGCCATACGCAAGCGCTTTGCCGAGCATGCCGGTTATTTCTATAAAGAGATTGATGTCGCTGTCCTCAAGCAGCGAGTTCGGCACGGGTATGTATCCGGCAAGCTTATATCCGTCGGCTTCGACCATGTTGAAGCCAAACTCAAGCTCGTTTATAGCACCCGTCATTTCAGTCCATACGGCCTCGGGTACTGTGCCGACAATAGGCAGACGTGCGCGTCCTTTAAGAGGCTTATAGTTTACATACTTGATAAGCTTTGACTGCTCCGCTACGATCTCGCGCAGTGGCTCGAGGACTATGTCCGGTATGTTAAGCTCCGCACCCGTAACAGCACGCTGCTCACCGCCAAGTGCGCGCAGGCGTCCGAGCCATTCTTTGACTTCCGCACGCTCAACAAGCGTGGCAAGGCGGGTGCGAATAGAGTATTTGGCGGTATTCGATCTTTCCATTTCGTTTCCTCCGATGTTTATGTTGTTATTTGTGTTACTGTTATTTCCGCTTTCAGCTTCGCCGCCTGCTTCTTTTCCGATCGCCGCAAGCTCAGCTTCAAGGCGTCTTATCTCCGCCTCAAGGTTTGCGATGTTCTGTTCGATGTCAGCCGCTTCGACTTCTTGCTCGAGCGCCGAGAGGTCAGCTTCGATTGCTGTCAGGTCTGCGTCTGACGTCGCGCTGGCGTCGGAAAATCGCTGTTCTATGGCTGCCCGACGCGATTCAAAGCTGTTGCGCTGTTCATATAACGCGTTTAGATCGCGCTTTGCTTTTTCAAGTGCAAGGCTTACTCTAAGTTGTTTTAGCATTTAAGTTTTTCTAACCTCCGTTTTATATTTTCTCGCCGCTGTGCTGTCACTGCGGCATATGCCCGTTCTCTTGCCTGTATTTCCGTCTGCGGGTACGCAGGGAACGTACATATCGACACTTCGCTGAGGTCAACGTCAAGCACACGGCATAACACATCACCGTTATCAAGCTCCGTGTACTCCTCCTTAATGGGATAAAATCCGATCGAGCAGCCGGATATATCTCTACGCGCAACACGCGCATAAATGTCGAGTGCCTGTTTATCATCCTCGTTTATGCGCACAGAGCCGAAAAGCCCGTGCGCATCCTTTTTCAGCGTCAGTGTGCCGGCAGCCGTGCGCCCCATTACGACATCGCTGTTATGATTGAAAAGACAGCGGATGTCGTTATTTTTAAGGCTTTCGTCAAAAGCCTCCGGGGCGATCTCCTCGTAAAACCCCCGCCACAGCTCCGTACGCTGATTGAATACCGCGAAATATCCCTCTATGTATTTCCCGCCTCCTTCCGGCTCGGCTCGCACCTTAAAATCACCGGCAGCGTATATGTTGCGCTTCTCCATATTTTTGCTCATGCATCCTCCCCTTCGTTTTGTATCAGCTTCTTTTGCTTGTCTATGTCCCCGACCTTGATGTAGTTTTCGAGCAGTGCGTAATCGTTCATGCCCTCGATGTCGACCGGCGAATAATCAAACTCCCCGCGCCCTTCGTTTCGTGACAGCATTCCGCTGTTTACCATGTTCATGACGTATGTGCTTTTTTCGCTGAGCGAATACTGCATTAATGATTTTGGGTTAAATTTGAAATACAGCTCCGGCGAATACAGCAGCTTTTTCGTCAGCTCTTGCTGAATGACCTGTGCGACGCTCATAATCGTCGTCGCAACGAAGTTGTTATATGCGTCCTTGTTGAAGTCGCCGATGCCGAGTAAAAACGGCGGTATGCCGAAGGCTGCGGCGACTGTGCGGGTGTCAAGCGTTATGCTGTCCTGTATCGCCAGGTCCTGCAGCGTCAGAGGCTGGATTGTCTTGATATCAAGCTCGCCCGCCGGGATAAGCCACGGCTCGCCGCGCTCTGTCTCGTCCGTATAGCTGCCAAGTATCTTCCGGCGCATCTCCGGATCGCGCAGCTCCTCCGTGTCGGCGTTTATTGATATGACAACGGACGGCTTCCACTTCGAACGTAAAAACCCGCGTTTTGTCGCGCCGGCCTGTACGATGTTTTTCACAGCATCATAAACTTGTGCGGTGAAGCCCACGCCCCGGAATGGCTTTAGCTCGTCGGGTACAAGCACAAAGTGAAGTATCTCGTCCGGTTCAAAGACGCGCCCGCCGTATCTGATGAGATAGTCTCCGTCTCGCCCGACATCGTCGGCCGTCGCCGCGCAGGCCGGTATAAGCT